TCAAAACAGCCCCGCCGGCTCCGCGGCTTGGTCCCAGCTCCAGATCACCAGCTCGCGCCGCTCCGCCGGTTTGCCGCCGATCCAGGGAATGATGGGTGTGGCCATGGCAGCCTCCAGGCAGTGGTTACACTGGCCCGCCTCCCGGGAGGTGGCAGGGCCTCGGCTGGGCTCACAAGCTGTTTTTGTGGGTTCAGTGGCCACCCTCGGTGCTACAACACCTTGGGTGGTCGCCCTGTCTTTTTTCTAGGTCGGCCTCCAGTCCCGCAGCTTGCGCCGCAGGCTTGCAACGGCTGCGCTGTGCAGCTGGCAGGCCATCGACTCCGACACACCCAACACCGCGCCGGTCTCGCGCAAGGTCAGGTCGTGCTCGTAATACAGCGACATCACCAGTTGCAGGCGGTCGGGCAGCGCCTTGATGGCTTCCACCAGCGCCTGGCGCAGGCGCTGGTCGGTCAGGGCTTCAAGCGGTTGCGGCGCCGGATCGGCGGCCAGCCAGGCTGGGCCGGGTGGGCTGCTGTCGTCACCTGGCGGCGGGCCCAGCGGCACGGGCTGGCCACGTTGCAGCCGGGTCAGCAGCGTCTGGTATTGCTCCAGCGCCAGGCCCATCGCGTTGGCCACTTCCGCCTCCAGCGGCGAGCGCTGCAGGTCCTGCTGCAGGCTGCGCACCGTCTCGTCGACGCGCTTGCGCTGGCGTCGCGTCTTCGTGCCCATCCAATCGGCGGCGCGCAGTTCGTCCAGCATCGCGCCCTCGATGCGCGGCGTGGCGAACGTCGACAGCACCACCCCGGCGTCCGGGTCGAAACGACTGATCGCGTCCAGCAGGCCCAGCATCCCCGCCTGCACCAGGTCGTCGAACTCCACGTTGGCGGACACCCGGCGAAACAGCCGGGCGGCCAGCAGGCACACCAGCGGCCGGTGCACGCGCAGCAGGTCGGGCGTACGTCGGGCCAACCAGCGTTGCAGCTCGTCAGGCGTCACAGCGTCACCAACTCGGCGCGCAGCGTGGCGATCTGCGCATCCAGCTCGGCCAGCTTTCGCCAGGCCGCAGCGCGCACGTCCGTCTCGTCCGTACCGTTGGCCAGCGCCAGCTCACGCAGCGCGCGCGGTTGCTTCGCCTCCAACGCCGCGATCGCGCCCTCGATTTCCGTCCGCCGCGCATCGCTGGCCAGGGCCAGGCGCTGCGCCGGCTCCAGCCGGTCGCGCCAGACGCGCGCCGCGTGGTCCCACGCGTGCCAGGCATCGGGCTGCGGCGTGCGCTGCAGCACCTGGCGGGTGTCGGTGTCGATCACCACGTCCGGGTCGCCGGTCGGCACCTCGGCCCAGGTCTCGTCCGCCGCCAGGCACAGCGGCAGCGTGGCCAGCGCCGTGTGCACGATGCGCTTCACCGCACCTGTCCCAGGCTCGTAGACGGCCGCGAAGACGATGCGGTCGGGCTCGATGGCGGGCTCGACTGCGGGTTGATCGACAGGCTCAGGCATCAGCTCACTCACGTGCATCCCCTTGGGTCACTCGCCCGCGCCCGGTCGCCTGCAGCCACACCCGCGTCCGTGCCGCCACCGCCTGCAGCAGCCGCACCCGTGTCGATGCCCGGCTCTCCAGCGCCGGCCGCAGCAGCGGCTGCGCCACGGCCCATTCCTGCGGCGTCATCGCGCCCTTGGCCCGGTTGCAGGCCAGGCAGCACCAGCGCAGGTTGGCGAACTCGTTCGAGCCGCCCAACGCCTGCGGCAGCCAGTGGTCCACCGTCCCGCGCATGCCCACCACCCGCCGGCAGTAAGCGCAGGCGCCGCCGAAACGCGCGCACAGGTTGGCCCGCAGCGCCGTCCAGTTGTCGCAATCGATGCGCTTCATCGCCCGGCCTCACCGGTACCCTGAAAACAGCGTCACCGTGATCGCCCGCGGCTCATAGCCAGCGCCCCAGCCCGAACCGCTCTGTGCCGTCAGCGTCAGCCGCACCGTGTGCGATCCGCTGGCCAGGCTGACGGCGCGCGAGAAAGACACCACGTTGCCCGCGCCCTGCAACTCGCCGTAGATCGATGTGCCGTCGACCAACAGGCCGAACGTCGTGCCCAGGCCCGACACATAGGCCCCCGGCAGCGTGAACGACACCAGCACCAGCACCGGGCCGCCGCCTGCCGGCAGCACGATGGTCGAGTCATACGTCCCGCTGGTCGCGCCCGTCGCCGGGCCGGCAAAGTTGTTCGGGCTGGTCAGCGTCGCCGCGTTGGGGGCGATGGCCGGCGTCGGCACCACGCCCACGTCGACGGCCAGGTTCGCGACCTTGACGCCCGCGTTGTTCGCATCCACCGGCCCGGCCGTCCACTCGCTGTAGGCGCCGATGCCGTTCACCGCGCGGGCCTGCACCACATACCGCGCGCCGTTCACAGCGCCCAGGCTGATCAATGCCGAGGTCGCGCTGCCCGGCACCGTCATCGGGCCGCTGAAAGCCACCTCATCCACCTTGCGCCAGCGGATTTCGATCTTGCCGCTCTGCAGCACATAGGCCTGGCTGTGCAGCGTCCACGTGCACGCGATGCGCATCACGCTGGTGCCGTCCGGCAGCCGCGAAGGCGAAGTCGGCGTGGCCACGAAGCCCGCGATCGGCGCCACGTTCCACAGGTAGCTCAGGTCGGGCGAAGCGGGCGGGTTCGTCGGCAGATACCGGTCCGGGTCCAGCGACCAGCTGCTGCTGCGCGTCTGCGCCAATTTGAGCGTGTACGTGCCGTTGAAATTGTTGCTGCGCTGGCGCACCTCCCAGGTCACGCCGCTGAACGCCTCGTAGCCCTGCAGCCCCAGCATCACGCCGTCGACCAGCGCGATGTCCGCACCGATGCCGGTCACCGTCAACGTGCACACGAAACCCGGCCGCGCCCGCTCCAGCGCCAGCCCCATCAGGTAGTTGGCCTGCCGCTCGTCGGTGCTGGCCGCCAGCGTCAGGTCCATCGGGTCTTCGAACCCATCGCTGGCGATGTACGTCGTGTTGCGCACCGGCGTCGCGCCCGTGGTGACGTAGTTGCGGTAGCTGTCGGCGAAGCTGCCGGTGCACGCGTTCGGCACGACGTCCAGGCCGCCGGCACTCGGCTCGAAGCGGATCGGCTGCCCGGCTGCCACGTCCGCGTCGGTGATCGTCAGCGTCGGCGCGCGGTACGCCCCGGCGAAAATGCGGTACAGCCCGGCGGTGAATGCCCGCGTGCCCGCCATGCTAGCCAGGATGATGCCCAGGTTATCGAACGGGCTCGCGTCCAGGCTCAGCACCGTGTGGCACTCGTAGCGCTTGACCATGTCATAGCCCGCGGTGCCGTCGCGCTTGCGCACGCTGATCAACTCGTCGCAGGTGTTGGCGGCGTTGATCACCGCGTTCCAATCGATCCATTCGACGGGAATGCCGCAGCCCCCGGACAAGCGCGGCCGCGTCATCCACCAGGCTGCGCACAGCGACGGGTTGCTCGTCCACCGCGTCGGGTCCGTCGCCGCGCCCACGGCGCCTTGCCACAGTTGCGGCTGCGTGATGCGCAACGTGCAGTCGATCACGGCGCCTGCGTTGAAGCTGAACATCAGCCGCGCGCCCGCCTGGTTCATCCCCGCGCGGGTCACCACCAGGCTGCCGGCATAGGTGCCGCCGGCCGACGTCATGGCGATGCCGCTGCCGGCGCCGCCGAAGCTGGCCCCGCTGGTGTAGCCGCCGATCTGCACTGCCGCCGAGGTCCAGCCCCAGGTGCCGGACACCATCTTCACGCCCACGCGCGCACCCCAGGTCTGCCCGCTGCTGGCGGCCGGGCACAGCGTGGGGTTGGGAAGCTGCAGCAGCGCGCTGGCCGCCGCGGTCGTGGTGCCGGAGATCCGCACATCGAGGTACGGCAGCCCGGTGGTCAGGTCTGTGCCGCTGCGCACTACCTGCAGCGCCAGGCCGTTGGCCACGCTGCTGCTCATGTTGGTCGGCAGCGTGCCCGGCGTGCCCGGCACTGCGCCTGCCAGCAGCCCGCAGCCGCTGCGCTCCAGCCGCGGGTCGAAAATCTGGTTCATCCCCCGCACCAACAGGCTCACAGCCGGCGGCCCGCTCTGGTAGATGTTGTCGTCCCAGCCCATCAGCGTGCGTGCCGTCACCACGCCGAAGCAATCGTCGGTGCTGCCCCAGTTCGGCGTCGCCACACCCGACCAGGTGGTGGCGCCCTGCGTGGCCGTGCCCAGCTGGAACTGGATGCGCAGCGGCGCCACGCCCGTCGGGTACTGGTAATAGCAGCTGATCTGCCCGGTCACCGGCGCAGTGAGGTTCACTGTCGCACCCACAACCGACGCCACGGGCACGTTCGTGTAGGTCGTGTCCCCGCTGCCCGTCACCGCCAGGTCGACGTGGATGTCGGCAGCGGCGCTGCTGCGCGGCGCGTTCGGCAATACGAAGCTGGTGGCAGACACCAGCGTCGCCTGAAAGAAGCCGGACGCCACCGTCGACGGGTTGGCGTACTGCCCGCTGCCCGGCCGGTCGCCCGACAGGCCCGACACCGGGAAATAGTTCTCCGCCAGCCAGTAGCCCTCGACCGCGTCGATCGGCCCATCGCAGCAGGCCAGAATCTGGTCGAACTGGCTCTGGTTGGTGCCCACTGTGTCGGCGTAAATCAGCGTGCCGCCCACCTTGGCGCGGCCCAGCACCACCCGGCGCGGGCTGACCGCGCTGCGCAGCGTCAGCGTGCGGTCTTGCAGGCTGGCGTTGTAGGCGTCGCGGGCCTTCTTCTTGGCTTGCTCTGCCTCGTAGGCGCCGACAGCCACACTCGCCACAGTCGCCAGCAGGCCCGCCACCACTACAGTCGCTCCCGCATAGGTTGCGCCTGCGTAGACGATGAGCGGTATCGCGGCCGGCATGTCAGGCCCCAGCAAGTGACCAGCAAGTACCGGCCCCGATGGCCCAGACCGCCACCACTTCGCTCATCGGCCGGAAGACCAGCCCGTCCGAGCCCGGCGCGCACCAGTGGCCGGTGCCGGCGACGATGCCCAGCGTGTCGCGGCCGTCCAGCTGCACGCACACCACGTCGCCCCGCTGCGCCATCAACGGCAACTCGCGCGGCTCGCCGAAGGCCGCAACCGCCAGCGCCTTCACGCCGCCCCGGTCGGCCAGGATGCGCGCCGCGCCGGGCATGTCGGCATAGGTGCCGCGCAGGCCCAGGCCGCCGGCATCTTCAGGCCCCGCCGGGTCCCACCCCGTCAACGCCTGCACCGCGTCGCAGGCGAACAGGCAGCAGTCGTTGACGCCCCAGCCGAACGGCGCATTCAGCCTTGCGGCCAGCAGGTCGGCGAGCTGCTCGGGCCAGTCCCGCAAGCGCATCGGTTGTTGCGGCGCGGTCATTTCTTCAGCGCCGCTTTGGAAGGCCACACCAGCGTGACCTCCGTCATCGCCTCCACGCGCGAGAAACCGGTGTCGCCCGGATACAGCCGCTTCTGGTCGCTGTCGTTGTAGCGCAGCACCCGCGCGCGCTGCAGGTCCGCGTCGTAGTGCTCGGCCGAGCCGCTCACGTTGCACTTGCCGTTCTGCTCGTCGATCGCCAGGCTCGCCAGGCGGCCCATCCATTCGACGCGCGGCGGCGCCACCGCGATGTAGGCGCTGTTCACCCACTGCTCATAGAGGCGGAAGATGCGGCCCCGGTACGGCTCGTACGCCGCCAGCGCGATGATGCCGGCGTCCAGCCCGTTCAGCGTGAAGTTCATCCCCTCGGTCGAGTCGGCGCTCTCGTTCACCGCTTCGAGCTGCACCAGGTTGCCGGTGGCCACCCAGGTCAGCCCGCCCGAGGTCACCGCATGCGCGCCCAGCGCCAGACGCAAGGCGCCCGAGTCGAACATGATCTCCAGCAACGGGATCACCATCGACGCCTGGTTGTTCGCTTCGGCCAGCTCGGCCGTGGTCAGCCCGCGCGTCATACCTCGACCAGCTCCAGCTCGATGGCGTCCGCCTGGCTGCCGTTCTCCCATCGGCTGGAAAAGTTGCTGGCCATCTGGATGAACGTCGTCGTCGGCTGGTTCCACACCACGGCCAATCCCGCGCCCACCGCATAGCGGCTGGCCGGCTCGAAAGTCACATTCAACAAACCCCCGCCAGTGGCCGTGCGGTCGGTGACCACCATCACCCGCTGCCCACCCGGTCCGATCGCCAGCAGGTCCCCGCGCAGCACCGTGTACCCGGCCGCCGTCGCCAGTTGCATCGTGGCGTCGCCCACCGCCACGGCCGTGTTCAGCACCGGCGTACCCCGCAGCGTGCCCAGCGGCGCCTGCCGTACCGGGTGGTACATCGCCAGCGTGTTGGCCCCGCCGCGCAGCGAAGCGATCAGCGCCTCGTCCTGCCCGCGCAGGTCCAGCTCGGCCAGGCCGCGCCGCGCGAACGTCGCCTTCGCCCGCCAGCGGGCGCCGGGCAGTTGTCGTGTGGTGATCCGGCCGGCACGCGAGATGGTCATCTGCACGTCCCACTCCAGGCCCTCTTCGTAGGCTTCGAGCTTGATCGAGCCGTCATACGGGAAAGCAATCAGGCTCATGACCGCACCGCCCGGTAGCCCGGCCGCCCGGGCCGCGCGATGTCTTGCAGCATCTTGGCGTTGTTGGCGTCGAGTTGTTGCTGCAATGCGCGCTGCATCGCTGCCATCGTCTTGGCGTCGCCAGCGCCGCCGCCGGTCATGTTGATGACGATGGAGTTGTGGATCACCGGCGCGGATGCCGACCCCCCCGAGGCGCCTGCGGCGCCTCCCCCCCAGGGGGCGCCTGCCAGCGGCCCGGCAGCGCCGGCTCCGCGGCGGCTGCTGGTGTCGCCGGCCGCATCGCCGCCGCCAGTGCCGAACACATCTCCCAGCGCATACGCCGCCGCGCTGTCGCCGTAGTCGTTCGGCCGCTGGCCCACACGCCGGCCCATCGGGCTGGCCACGCCCCCGCGCGCGGGCTCGCGCACCGCCAGCCGGCCCGCGTGGTCACGCGTCAGGCCCAGCACCGACGTGGACCCGTCGGCCTTCACCATCCGCACGCCCAGGCCGGCCGCGCCATCGGCGGCAGCCGTCAAAGGCACGATCGCCTCGGGTCCGGCCTCGCCCATCTGCCCGAGCCTGGGCTTGCCGGCCTTGTCGCGGTGCTCGAAATAGGTCGGGCTGCGCACGATCTGGTTCGTGAAGGTGCCGCCCTTGGCGAACGCCACAGCGCTCGATCCGGTGAACGCAAGGCCACGCGCCGCAAACGCCGCCAGGTCCGTCACGCCAGCGTCCAGCGTGCTGGCGCCAGCGGCGCTGCCTGCTGCGCTGCCACCGCCAAACGCACTCAGCAGTGCCCCGAAGATGCCACCCCCGCCGCCGCCCGATCCGCCGGGCGATGACGCTTGCGCGGCCGTGATCAGCGCATCGGCAGCAACATTCAGTTGTGCGCCCGCTTCGAACAACGATGCCCCGGCCGCCTGCTGCGTCGCCTGCGGCAGGATGAAGCCCAGCGCCGACTGGATCAGCGTCGAAGCCGCATTACCGAGCCCCCCAGCACTGCCGGTCAGCCCGGTGGCGCTCTGCGTCAGGTTGGTGGCGCTGCCGATCAGCGTGCCGCCGGCCTTCACCAGCGCGCCGGAGCTGTCGGTGCCGCCGCCTGCCGCAGCGCCGGGTGCGCCGGCTGCCGGCGTGCCGCCGAACAGGTTGCCGATGGCGTTCCCCGCGCTGCTCAGGCCGGTCTGCAGTAACGCGCCCAGCGCCGTACCTGTGCCCTGGCTTTGCCCCGCCACCGGCGCCGCGCCTGGCGCCTGCGGCAGCAGGTTGCCCAAGCCGCCGGCAAGCGCCTGGAAGGTGATCTTGGCCAGGTCCGCATTGATCGACTGCACCAGGCCCTTGACACTCAGCTTGCCGGTAGTGACGAAGGTGACGAACGCGTCCTGGCCCTGCTGCACCACGTCGGCCATGGTGGCGTCGAAGCCGTCCTTCATCACCTTGTTGGTGTCGGCCCAGCCGTCCAGCAGGCTCTGCCAGGCGGGCCGCTGCGAGGCTACATACTTGGCCTTGGTTTCGTCGATGGCCCGTTGCGCGTCAGTGCCCACCTTGCCAATGGCGGCGCGTATCTGCCCGGCCAGTTGGGCGTCGTCGGTGTCCAGCGCGATCTGCAGTTTCACCGCCAGCGGCGCCGTCGCGTTCTGCGCCTGCTGCGTGATCTTGGCGATCTCGTCGCTCATCTGCGCCTGCGCCGCATCGGCCGGGCTCATCAGGCTGATCTGCGTCTGCCGCGCCTGGTCGGCAAAGCCCTGCGCTACCTTGGCAGCGTCGTCGAGCTGCTTCTGCGTCGCGTCGAAGTATTTCTGCCGCGCCGCGAAGGCCGCGTCGTCGGCATCGGCCTGCGCTTGGGTAGCCAGTCGCAGCGACTGCGCCTGCAGCCGGGCGATGTCGCCGCGCTCGGCCGCGACCTTGGCCTCTGCCCCTTTTTGCTGCTGCAGCTCGGCAATGCGCGCGGTGTCGAACAGGATCTGATTGGCGATGCCGGCCTGCTCCAGCGCCGCCTTGCGCGCGATCGCCTCCTCATCGCTGATCGCGTCCTGCTTGCGCAGCGCATCGACCGTGGCCAGGTTTGCCTTCAACTCGTCGGCATAGGTCTTCTCGGCCGCGCTGATGGCTGCCAGCGCCACCTCCTGCGGCATGTTCGCTTCAGCTTGGGTGGGAGCCTTCGGCTTGTCGCCCTTGGTGTAGTCCTGGTAGGCCCGCGATTTCATCGCGTCGGCCTGCGACTGGTTGATGGTGCCGGCCTGCTGCAACTGGCTGATCTCGCGCACCTTGGCGGCGTAGGAAAAGGCACTGCCGTACAGCTGCTGGTCGAGCGCCAGCAGCTTTTTCTTGTTCTCGATCTCGGCTTGGTCGGCTTGGGCTTTGTCGCCCTGCGCCTTGGCCTGCGCCTGGGCTTGCTGGATGAAGCCTTCCGTCTGTGCGAGCTGCAGTTGCAGCCGCGCACGCTGCGCCTGCGCCTCTGGCGTCTGCGAGCTGTCGTTTGCCGTGCCAGCACTGGACCGGCCGGTGTTGGTGTTCAGCGCTGCAATCTGCGCGCGCAGGCTTTCAGCCTTCTTGGTCCACAGGTCCACCGAAGTGTCCTGCCGTCCCAGATTCATCGCCGCATCCCAAAAGCTCGACCAACCCTGTTTGGCTGTTGCCAATGCCGCCGACAGCACGCCCAGGTGCTGCGCTGTGCCTGCCAGGTGCGCCTGCAGCAGCCGGCCGGTCTCGGCCATCGCTTGTTGCTTCTGGCCGGCGTCTTCGAGCGAGCGGATGTATTCCAGCTGCGCGTAGGTGGCAAAGTGCCAGGATTCGTTGTTCTTGGTAGCCCACGCCGCCACGCCGCCCGACAGCTTGCTGAACTCGGTCACCACATCGTCGGCGGCCCGGCCCGACACCCGGCCGAACTCCAACGCCGCCTGCGCCACGCTTGCCAGTGACTGCGTGCCGAACAAGCCCGTGCTGGCCAGCGCCAGCGTCATCTCCTTCGCGCTGCCAATCGTCGAGTTGCTGGCAGTTGCCACATGCTGCGAAAGACTCGCAAAGCTGGCCGTGGTCAGGCCGGCCGCATTTCCCGTCAGCGCCATTTCATCGCGCAGATGGCCCGACTCGGAAGCGCCCTTGAACGCCGCCACCGCGAACGCCGCCAGCGTCCCCACCACCGCGCCGATGGCCAGACCGGTGGGCGACATGATCGCGCCCAGCGCGTCGGTCGCCTCAGCCATCACCATCATCGACCCGGCGAAGCGGCTGTAGTTGCCCATCGCCATCTCGTGCGCCAGCACCACCAGCTCGGTGCGCGCCCGCGTGGTCGACAGGCTGAAGCCCTCCGTGTGCTTGCCCGCGCCCTCGATCTCTTTGCCCAGATTCGTGGCTGCATTCGCCGCCAGCCCGCCTGCCGACCCGAACGCGCCATACATCTGCGCCGCGTTCGCCCGCGCCGCTGCGCCCACACCCGCCAGGCTGGCCTGCATCGACCGGGCCGACGCCGCGATACTGCCGGCGCTGGTGACCACGGCCGCCGCGCTGCTGCCGGACGCCAGCCCCAGGCCGGTGAACGCGCCGGACGCATCAGTGGTCGCTGTGCGCACCGCCGCATCCATGCCGCCGGTGCTCACGCCCACCGCATCGGTGCTGCTGCGCACCGTGCTGGCCAAGTCCTGCAGCCTGGTCTGTGTCACCGCGGCCTGCGCTGCCATCGCCCCGGTGCTGGCGGCCACGCTGCCGGCCGTGTTGCCCACCTGGGCGGCCAGGCCGTTCCACTGCGCGGCCGTGACGGCCGTCGACGCGGCGATCTGCTGCAGCAGCGACTCCACTGCAGCCAGCGACGGCGTGCTGCCCGCCGCGCCCGCCGACATCGCGTTCAGGCTCTGCGTCGTCTGCCCCAACGCCGCCTGCGCCTGGCTGGCGTCGGCCTTGATGATGATGGTCAGCGCCTGGTCGGCCACGTCATGCCCTTTTGAGTCTGCTCGTTCGCGTTACTTCTGCCGTGCCGTGCGCTGCCGTGCACGCGACTCGTCGTTCGCCCTTTGCTCGGCCACCCAGTCCATCGCCCACCCCTCGCAGCGGTGCAGCCAGCCCACCAGCTCGCGCTTGTCGCGGCGGCCAATGCGGCAGGTGCTGCGGGCCTCCCACAGCGCCCGGTCCAGCTGGCCCCAGCGCAGGCCGCTCGGCCCGTTGAAGCCGGGCTCCAGGCCCATCAAGATGCACACGGTCAGCGCGCCGTCGTTGTCGGCCCACAGGTCCACCGGCGACGGCTTGAACCCCTTCGGCGGCGGCCCTTTCAGCCAGGCGAGGACCGCCGCCTTCAGTTTCCCGCGCGCGACTCCATGCGGGCTTTGAGGTACGCGGTGTAGATCTCCAGCCCGCTGGCCGGGTACGCGTCGAGCAGCCCGGCAAAGGCCGGCGCGCTGAACGGCACGGCCGCATCGGTCTCGTCCACCGGCCCGTCCCAGTCGGTCACGACCTGGCCGAGGAAGTCGGCGTCCGCTGCGACCGCCCCGCCGTTGTTCGCGGGTTGCGCGCCGTCCAGCCAGGCCTTGAAGTCCTTGTTGCCCAGCGCCTTGAAGGTGAACTTCACCTTGCCGGGCACGTCCTCGCCAGGCCGGGTCAGCGACACGTCGGCGGTAAAGGTCGGGTTCGGGATCAGCTTGAACATGAGAGTCCTTTAGGCCACCACGATGGTGAGCTCGTCGTTGCCGGTGGGCGGCGTCGGCACGCCGTTGAACGTGTATTTGCAGAACGCCTGGCCCTGGTCATTGACGTTGTCCCAGTCCAGCGGCTCGGCGTTGGGCGCGAACAGCCTGAACTTGGTGCCCGCCGTGTTGCCCACCGAGAAGCCCATGCTCTGCACGACGTGGTTGCGCACGTTGTTGTAGAAGGTCTGCCGGTCCGCGCCCACCTGGTCGAGCGTGGTCTCGATGGCCACGTCGCGGTCGGTGATCACCATGCTGTCGCCGCCGGTCACAGCAGGCACCTGCGTGCCCAGCATCGGACGGAAAATCGTGGTGTTGTCGATCGTCACCCGCATGCCGTTGGACACATACCCGGTACCACCGACCAGCGCGGACACCCCCAGCGTGCAGCCGAAGCGGATATCGCCGGTGTTGGCGTCCAGGATGACGACGCCCGGCTGCCAGCTGGTGGTGTCGGGCGCGCCGACGTAGCCGATGGCAACGTAAGCCTGGATCAAGCCGCTCACCGTCCACTTGCACGTCGGCACCTGCCCGACCGTGAAGTCCATCTCCATCTTTTCCACCCGCGCCCCGCGGATGTCCAGCCGGGTCTGACCGAACTCGATCATCAGGCTGGCCGTGGCCAGGTTGAGCGAGACGGGGGTGTACGCCACCCGCGGGTTGGTCCCGTAGAACGTCTCGGCAAAGCCCGCCGCGCGGATCAGCCGGGACCAGCCGGGGCGGCCACCCGCCACGCCGCCGGCACCCAACTCAGTGGTGAACGTGACGGTGGCGTACTGCGGGCCGGGCAGGTTTTCTCCGGCACCGTAGTAGCTGCGCAGCAGCATGCGCTGCACCTTGGCGTTGTTGATCTTGACTCCCACCTCGCCAAACAGCGGGATGCTGTTGGCCCAGCTGCCCGCCTGCCCGTTGCACCAGGTCCCCGGGCTCAGCGTGGCACCCTCGATGGCGAACGAGGCCGGCGCGGCATTGGTGTAGTTGACGCCACCGTTGGTCACCGTGGCGGCCGTCACCACGCCGGCAACGCTGGTGGTGATGGTGCCGGTGGCCGTGTAGCCGCCCGAGCCGATGAAGAACACGTTCAGCGTGCTGCTGGCCGGGTAGCCGGTGCCGCCATTGGCCACGGCCGGCGCCACGGTAGGCAGCACGCCAGCCACGGCCGCACCGATGGTGATCAGGCAGCCGGCGCCGAGCGCCAAGGTGGTCTCCAGGACGGCGCTGACGCCCTGGTTGCGGGTGAAGTCACTCATGGTCAGGCTCCCAGGCGGACATAGCCGCGCACGTCATCGAACAGGTAGGTGCCGCCGTCGCGCGGCGGGGTGAAGCTGGGCACGGAGTCGGCCGCTGAAGCGGGCGCAGCCACCGGCGCGTCGACCACTGCAGCGGCCGGATCAGCCACTGCAACCGCGGGCACCAGCCCCCCCACGGCGCCGTCGGCCGTGGCGGGGGCTTCTGTGGTGGCGGCAGAGGCCGCAGCGGTGGTATCCGTCATCAGGTTGGTTGCCGCGTCCGCAGCAGCTTGGGCAGTCGTGTCAGCGGGCGCGTCGGTGGCCGCATCGGTAGAAGTCGTGTTGCGTGGCATGTCAGGCTCCTGGCCCCAGGTAATAGGTGGTGAGGGAAAACTCGTCGCTCCAGAACAACTGCACGTTGTCCATCTTCAAAAGCCGCCCGCCGGTGATCTGGATCGGCTCGCCGGTGGTCGCGTCCGGCACGTAGGCCGCCAGCGCACTGCGCACCAGCAGCCGCAGCGGGGCCAGCGTGGCCAGCGCCGCGCCGCCGCGTGCGTCCTGCAGGTTCTGCACGCAGATCACCACCGCAAAGCCCTGGACGATCCTTTGTCGCGTGGCCCGCAGCAGCAGGTTCGGCTCCGCGCTCTCGGCCAGCGGCAGCACGAAGGCGGCCGGCGCAGCGACCAGGCCGCCGGCCAACACGGCCGCCAGCTCGGCCGCCCCGGCGATCTGCCGGAACACGGTCGTCTGCGCCTTCAGCCGGGCGACGATGGCGGACACATCCATGGCGTCAGAACCCGCCGGAGATGCCGCTGGGCGGCATCGCGAAGGTGTCCATCGTCGAGTCGTCGAAGAACCGCGGCCGAGAGGCCGAGGTCACTGTCACCGCGCCCACGGCCGGCGCCAGGCTGGCCGCGCCCGGCAGCGTCACCTGCCCCTTGGCGAACAGCGCCAGCAGCGCCAGCGCGTCCTTGTTGCGCTGGGCCACCGCGTCGCTGGCCCGCTGGTCCCACAGCGCGTAGCGCGCCATGTCCGCCGCCAGGCCGACCAGCACGGTGGGCACCGTCGCCAGCGGCAGCAGGTAACGCGAGCCCAGAAAGCTGTCGATCTTCGCGTCCGTGTCCGCCAGCGCCCGCGCCACCGTGGTCGCGTTGATCACCGCGCCCGCGACCAGGTCGGTGAGCTGCGCCAGCTCGGTCGCACCGAAGCGATCGATCAGGTCCTGCTGCGTGGCGTAAGTCACGGCGCGCGCTCAGCAGCTCAGGCGTCGGCCTTGGCCTTGCCCTTCGGGGCCGGCGCAGGCGCATCGGTCTCATCCGCCGCGCCCAGCGCGAGCAGCTCCGCGGCGGCCGCGTCGTCCAGCTCGAAAGGCGGATCGCCCTCGCCCACGATCGTGTTGTCCGCCACCTTGATCGGCGTCTTCGCTTTGAGCCACATGAGAGTTCTCCAGAAAGAAGGGAAGCAGTCCAGCGGCCGCCGCTGCAACCGGCCCCGCCGGGCTGCTGGCAGGCGCCCCAGGTCCATGTAATGGACCCTTCCGGGTCCATGGGGGAGGCGGCGCAGCCGCTTCGGGGGGGGGGGGCTTAACTCGGGTTTTGGATGAGATACCCCGCGCTGATGCCAGAGAGCACCGGCACCCGCTCATAGATCACGCCGTACACCCAGCTCTTGGTCGGCGCGTCCCAGTAGGGCACCTCGACCAGCGGGTTGTCGTTGAGCGTGTAGGTGTAGCCGTAGCTCGGCGTCTCCAGGCTCAGGTCGCCGTCCGGCACATAGGCCAGCACCGCGTTGTTGCCCCAGATGTCGGCGGACACGTTGGCATCGCTCCAGTAGATGCCGGCGCCCTCGACCACCTTCTTGACGTTGAACAGGCCCGCCAGCATCTCCAGCGTGATCTGCGTGGCCGTCATCTGCGTCTGGCCGTTGTACTGGAAGCGCGCCACCACGTTCGGGTTGTTCTTGCAGGCCAGCAGTGCCACCGCTGACAGCACCAGCACGTTCGGGTAGGCGCCGCACTGCTGGCGGATGGCCTGGCGCGCGTTGTCGATGTCGTTCAGCGGGTTGCCGGTGGCGGTGGACCACTTGGTGGCGCCGGCCAGCGTCACCTTGTTGGTGCCCGCGTAGTTGCCGGGGGTCAGCGCCAGCGTGGCCTGGTCGACTTCCAGGCTCAGGCCCATGTTGCGCATGCCCACCATCACCGCACGCTGGCCCAGGTCGATGCCCGGCATCACCAGCGCGTCTTGCTGGAACTCGCGCGGCACCGGCAGGTCCGCCGCGTCCTGCACCAGCGCGAAAGGCTTGCCCGCGTAGCCGAACTGCAGCCGCGCCGTGCGCCCGCCCGGCGAGCGCTTGGTCTGGTAGAGGCGGAAAGCCTCGCGCCCGAACTCGATGATCTGCCCACCGCGAATACCCACCGGCACGCGCGGAAACAGGAAGTTGCCCACATAGTCCGGGCTGGTGTAGCCCTGCGCGACGCTGGACAGGACGGGGTCTACGACGCGTACGCCGGCATTGCTCAAGGGCATGGTGTGCTCCTGGTGTCAGTCAAAAGGGTGAGGTGAAGCTGGCGGCCCGAGATCAGGGGCAGATCAGCACTTCGATCAGGTCGCCCACGCTCACGGCCGCCTGCAGGGCGGTGCCGTAGACGTAAGTCGGCGGGTCGCCGCCGACCAGGTCGGTGGTGCCGTTGGCCGCGGCCGAGGTCACCGCCGTGGCGCCGGCCGCAATGCCCAGCGGCACCGCGGTGATCACCCGGCCGTTGGCGTCGCACTGCACGCGCGCCCCGACGGCGATCGCCGCGCCAGCGATGCAGATCGCCGTGCCCAACACGGTCACATCGCAAGTGGCGCCGGCCGCCGCATCGCGGTTGGCCACCCCGAAAATCTTCTGGCCGGCGGCCGTGGCCGGCGTGCCGGACAGTGCCGAGGGCGTGGCAGGTGCCGTCAGGGCGACGGCCTGACCGAAAGCGATGGCCGCAGAGGCCAGCACGCTGATGGACAAAACGGGGCGGGCTTGTTGACTCATGGTCTATGGCTCCTTGAATACGTCACGAAATCAAATGACAGGGCTGAAGCGAGGTCAGGCCTGACCGGCTTGCACGGCCGCCAGCGCCACGACATAGGAGGCTTCGGAGTGCCGCGCCTGGTACGCCTTCACCTTGCGGTGCAGCACCAGGCTCTGCGGGTCGGCGATGGCGCCGGGCACGGCGAACTCGACGGTGCCGGTGCCGGTGCCGTCGTCGGCCGCACGCGCCTTCGTGGCCACCTCGGCCAGCTCCACGCGGGGCGGCAGGTCGGTCAGCAGCGCCTGCAGGGCGGGCGCCAGCGGCGCACGCGCTTCCGGCGCGCCGAACTCGATCGCCTTGCCAGCGTCCTCGGCCTGGCGGCCCAGCACGTCCAGCACCTCGACGATGGCCGGCGCGTGCAGCTGCGCCACCTTGGCATCGGCCACCAGCGTGTCGGCGAACGCCACGTGGTTGGCGTGCAGTGCGTCCAGGCGGGCCTGGCGCTGCGCATCCTGGGCAGCCTTCAGCTCGTTCTTCAGGCGGGTGTTTTCGGCTTCAAGAGCCAGGCGTTCGGCTTCGGTCACGGTGACCTCCGTTTTCAGGGTGGGGGCCGCAAAGCCCGGGTTGATGTTCTGGACCTCGGTGCCGCCGTCGTCGTCCGGCGCGGTCACCGCCGCCGCCTCCAGGCCGCTGATCTGGTAGCCCGGCAGCACGCGGTCGGCTTCGTCCTGGCCGAACTTGCCGATGAACCAATCGCGCAACTGGCGCCACAGGCTGGCGTTCTGCATGTCGTCCCAGTCGGCGAACTCGACCAGGCCGTTCTCGGGCGTCGCGAACACCGGCGTGCGCAGGCCGGCCACCGCCGGCGGCGTGGCGCCGAGGAAGCCGACATGCCTCAAGTAGTAAACCCCCGGCACCGGGTTCTGTTCGTGGTCCGGCGGGAAGAACGCGGCCGAGATGTTGGCGTAGCGCTTGGCGTTGACCATCTGCGCAAAGGCCGGGTCCACGTCGGCCGGCTTGGCCTCCAGCGCACCGCCTGAAAAGCTTAAGCCCTCGACCCAGCCGTAAGCCGGCGCCTCGACCGTCGGGTGGCCCACCACCAGCGGCGCACGGAACTTGGCCGGGTCATACGCAGCGGCTGTGGCCGCCACGTCCTCGTCGGAGAAGGCGAACGCCACGCCCGACATCGCCCGGTGGCGGCCAGGCTTGAAGACCTGCAGGCTGTTGGATGCGGTGCTGGAAGGGGCGGCGGCGGAAGGCATGGCCGCACTGTCGCGGGCCAGATGCCGCTGGCGCAGGGTGGCGGGCGCCCCTGGGGAAGAACCCTATCCGTCGCGCGCGCGAGACAAAAAACCTTGAACTAGGGATTGGCGGCGTTACTATCTGACACGGTGCTAGACACACCGTAGAACCAGCGGTCCAGGGCCTCGCCGTCAAGAGGCCTTTGCCATGCCCGAATTTGCGATTTCGGGCGGGGTGCCCAGCGCCGTAAGGTCTGGGGCATCGCTGGTTCGATGTGTCTAACACCCCGCCCACCCAATGCGCCAGACACGCAACGGGTGGTTCCTCTGTTCAACCAGGAACCGATGCCATGCAAACCCAGACCGCCCCTGTCACCCGGCAAGCCGCCGACGACCATCTCTACGAAATCCGCCGCGCCGGCCAGGCGCTCAACGCGCTCAGCGACCTGATCATCTCGCTCGGCCGGCCGAGTGACCTCAACGCCGTCACCGCCAGCGACCTCGGCTCGCTGATCGATCTGCTCGGCGCCGTCGTGCTGGACAACCTGCCCACGGTTGAACGCGCGGTCGCTGACAACATGAAGATGAACTGAGAGGCGCGCATGAACAGAAATCCGCCAACCATCGCGCCCGAGCCCGCACCTGCTCCGCTCGGCAACCTTGCGCGCTGCCAGGTGTTTTCGCTCAACTGCCCTACGTTGTTCGGGCCCGACCCCAATCACGGGGACATCGCGCTCTACCTTAGAGAATGCTTCCGTTTGCTGCAGGACGCGCAGGGGCAGCCTAGGAGCATCCACGGAACGGAGGCTATTGGCGACCTGCCATTGCGCGCATTGGTCGGCTTCACCTCGGGGCCCAGCGTTCCTCAACGCCTGGTTTTGGAAGCCTGCTGGCGCCTGATCTTCGGACGTAAGCCCGGCTACGCTTTGCCCCCCGATTTTTGGCGGGTTCAGCCATATGGCTGGCAGCCATTGAACGAGCGTCGCGAAAACTGCAAGCTCGATGAGTCGTGGCTCGATGTGCCCTGGATGCTTCGCCTTGGCGTGCCACGACGCGTATGGGAATGCAATGTGTTCGGCTACGACAACTGGGACCGGAAAAAGAAGAACCTCGGCGACCGTCTGATCCGGCTGCGGATCCCGCAGATGTACTTGACGCTCGCCGCGTATGGGTTTTCGGACCCCGATCAGTTTTTTACCTACACGGATTGGACCCATAGCCAAGACTAAGGAGAACTTCGATGGACGACAACACACCCCCCTTGAGTTTGAAAGCGCAAATGCAGCGCAGGACGCCCGCCGAGCGGGCCTTGGCAAACCCAACCAACAAAGCACTTGCCATCGCCGCGTTCTGCTATCGGTGTCAGGATCAGGGCGAGAACACGCCCCACCTGACCAAGGCGCGAGTTCGCGACTGCACCCACAAAACTTGCGAGCTGTGGCCGCATCGCGGCTGGCAAGGTACGACAACAGCAAGTCACCGGCTTTTGATTCCCGATTTCTAGGCCAAAGTAACGGGGTCATGTAACGCATTACCTTGACCCCGAAATCACGAGCTGGCCCTACCCCACACACCCGGCCTTTCCGAACGCTCCTAGGCCCGATTTCAGAAGCCCGCCGAAGTGCGGGCTTTTTCATGCCAGCAACCCCGCGATGTAATCCTCGATCGCCGACACCATCTGCTGCTGCTCGGTCGGGTACAGCGTGCCGTCCTTCATCACCGGCAGAAACGGCCGCGCCGGGATGTCGCCCCACAGGTTCGGGAACTGCGCCTTGGTGCCGCCGAACTGCTGCATGGCCGCGTACTTCGGCGTGGCCTGCACCACCAGCGCGTTGCCTTCCACCCGGTAGGTGATCTGCCGCGCCAGGTCGCCGCTGTGCCCGGCCAGCGGGCGCTTGTTGGCCAACTTGGCCGCGCCGGCCTTGGTCAGCCCGCCTTTCTTCTTGAAGAAGTTCGCGCTGAACCCGGCCACGTAGCGCTCCAGCGTCGAAGGCTTGTTCGGCGCCCAGGGTGCGCCGTCCGGCGCGGTGGCGGTGCCGAAGCGTGCCTTGGCGCGCTCGGTGATGTCCTCGCCCAGGGGTCGCAGCACCGGGCCCATGTTCTCGATGCCGGCCTGCAACGCGGCCAGCGCGTCGCGCAGCCGGGCGTCCTGAATGTCGATGTGGAAGGCCATGACGTGAAAGCTCCTTCGCGTTAAAATTTCGGCGTGAGCGGTTGTTTCCAATGGGAACGGTTAGAGGCCCGTCAAGGGTTCCTATGATCCGGTTCGAATCCGGCGCCGCTCACAACTTTCACAGCGGCTCGTAGCGCGTCGGGTCGATATTCGTCGGGTCCACCAACCCGCCCGTGTCGATGAAGTTCGACGTGACTTTCGCCCGCACGCCATCGAACTGGCCCTTCCGGTTGAAGTTCACCTGCACCACCACCTTGCCGGCCTTGGGGTCGAGGTCGATCACGTAGATCAACGCCTCGTCAACGGTGTCGAGGTACGTGGCGGCCGTGTCCAGCAGGTCAGGCAACTGCGCCCAAACATCCGCCGGCAAGGTTGTGGCGCGGCTCTGCTTGGCGTCGCGCAGCCCGTGCGCCAGCTCATGGTCGCGCAGCCAGACCGCCGCGTTTTGCAGCACCACGCCCTTGTCGGCCAGCGCCTGCACCACGGCGGGCTTCACCACGGTGGCCAGCAGCGTCTCGCCGTTGGCCTGGCCCTTTTGTTCGATGCGGTTGACCATCGCCGTCCAGGCCGTGCGGCGCTCGGCCGCAATCACCGGCTCCAGCACCTGCGCCATCTGCGCGCCCACCGGCGAAGACAGGTTGATCAACTTCTGGTCGATCAGCCGCGCGAGCGACGTGTCCACATTCGCCCCCGGCGCATAGCCGAAGGTCTTGTCGATGCCCGGCGGCGCGCCGGTCGTCTCCAGCGGCTTGTCCCAGCCGGCCGGCGGCGCTGTCTTGTCGCCCGGCCCCACCTTTGCAACGGCCGTCACGCGGCAGTGGCAACCCCAGCCGTTCGGGGGAAAGTGCGTCAGCCAGAATGGGTCGTCATGCCGCAGCACCAGGCCGTTCCACTCCAGGTGCAAGGGGCGCGGGTGCAGCACGTTGTCGGCGTGGATGTAGCGCCAGTACGGCCGGCTCTTGAGCAGATCGGGGTCGTTGAGCTGCTTCCACCGCCCGGCCGCGTAGCTGGTGGCCATGTTGGTCTGGTAGATCACCTTGGTGCGCCAGGCTTCGCCATCCGCCGTGCCTTCGCCCGTCCATCCCGTCCAGCCGGTGCGCTGCAAGATGCCGGGGAACGCCTTGCGGAAGTCTTCCAGGCTGCCGCCGCTGGCCATCGTGCGCTCGATCGCGCCGTGCAGCTCGTCCAGGATGTCGGCCTTCGCCGCCCCGGTCACGATGAAGGCCCGGTCATGCCCGGCGCCGGTCACGTCGTCGTAGGCCTCGGTCGGCAGGTTCAGCTTCTGGCGGAAATACGCCAACTGCTCCTCGAAAGGCGTACCGAACCCAAACCCGACCGATGCGCTGCTGTCCGGCACTTCAGTCCCCGGTCCGCACCGCGTCGATGCCCTTCAGCTCGGCCAGCGCAAACGCCGCCGACATCAGCTTGGTCAGCTCGCCCGTCTCCAGCCCGCCATAGGCGTTCGTCAGCGCCGTCTGCAACTGGCCGAGGTCCTGCGCCTGGTCGACCAGCGCCTGCACCTGCGCGATGACCTTCGACCAGGCCGGCGCGGCGGCGGTGGCCAGCGCGTTACTTTGCGCGGCGGTCGGGTCGGTCGGGTCGGAAAGTAACGCGGGGTTGAGTGCGGCCTGAGCGAAGGCCACGGCCCCAGCCGCACCAGGCGCCGCACCTGGTGCGCCCGGGAGTGCCCCCGGCAGCACGGGCGCCGCCGGCGCGGCCAGGTCGCCTTCCTCATACCCATAGGCGCGCTGCCAATACAGGTTGGTGAACCGCGCCCCCGCGTCGTAGTTGCTCTTGTCGCGCAGCGCCTGCAGCTCGTCCTGCGCCACCTGGTCCCACAGGCTCCACACCGGCGCGGGCGTGCCGGGCCAGTTCAGGTCGACCACCCAACGAAGCAGTTGGTTGACGGCGGCGGCCACCACCTCGGCATCAGCGTCGCGCAGGTCGCCGGCCACGTCCATGCCGGCGTGCGCGCTGGCCTTGTTGGCACTGGCTTCCACCGTCTGGTTCGTGCCGGTCAGCACGATGCTGATCTCGCCCCGGCAGTGCAGCACCAGCTTTTCGTACAGATCCGCGCTGGCGGCCTTGCCGCTGGCCTCCTTCAGCTCCACGCTGCCGTCGTCGGGGATGGTGGCCACCGCGTCTTGCAGCATGCTGGCAAGAGAATCCAACATCGCGCTGCGCTCGGCCGGGTCGGCCCCGCGCGGCAGCTTGCCCACGGCGAAGGCGCCGCCGTATTTCTCGGCGAACGTCAACCAGAACCGCATGCCGCCCTTCTTGAACAGCACCGGCCAGTAGCACAGGCTCAGGTCGGGGAAGCCGTAGGGGTTCTGGTAGCTGGGGTCCTGGCGCGGCAGCAGGAACTTGCGCTCCGGCAGCTCGTCGCCGAACACCGGGTTCGTCTTCGTCTTCAGCCGCAGCCGGGCGTCCGCGTCGAAGCAGAACCACTCGGGCGGCTTGAGTTGCACGTCGGCGGGCCAGATGCCCGAGCCCAGGCCGGGCGCAGTGCCGTCATACGTGCTGGTCTGCACCGCCTGCGGCCCAGTGCCGTTCCTCCAGTTGATCTCCATCGGCGCATAGCCGAACAGGCACGCGTCAAGCGCCTGGCCGATGAGCCGCTCCATGTCCAGCCCGGCCAGCACGGCCTCACACGCTTTGGCGACGCGGCTGGGCGCCTTGCCCCGGTCCAGCCCGCTTTCCAGCGCCTTCACCGCGCTCTTGCGGCGGCGCACGCAGGCGCCCACATGGCTGTCGCCCAGCAACTGGCGGTAGACGCGGATGTCCTGCCCGATCTGCTTGAGCAACGGGTCCGGGTTGGGCAGCAGCGTGCCCATCACCGAGAAGTCGAACGCCACCATCCGGCTGGCCAGGTCGCCACCGGTGAGGGATTTGGAGAGGGGGTTGTTCATCAATAGCCTCTGAGGTCTACGCGGTGATGCCTGCCGGGCGGCGCGGCGCGGCTGGCAATGCCCACGCTGGCCAGCCCGCCGGTGGCCGCCTTCCACAGCATCTCCAGCGCGTCCGGCCCGTCGTCGTGGTCGGCCTTGGGGAAGTGCCGCAGCTGGTCGATCAGCGTCGTCTGGCTCGGGTGCAGGCGGATGAGGCCGTTCTTCACGTGCGGCTGCAGCGCCTCGATGCGCAGCAGCTTGTCGGTGATGGGCTGCACCGCGCGCGCCGGTACCGGCATGCCGGCCGCAGCGCTGCGCTTGATCAGCTCGCTGCGCAGGAACTCCTGGAACTGCACCGTCTCCACCGCCCAAAGCAGGCAGCGGTATTGCGACTGGAACTCGATGATGTCGCTGATGATCTTGTCCGGCAGCCGCTTGCGGATCGCGGCCTCCACCACGTCCAGCACGCCGGTCTCGCGGCAGTAGCCACCGACCAGCAGCGCGCTCGGGTCGCGCCCCGCGCCGGCCTTGCCCAGCGACGGGTCGCAGGCGCCGAAGAACAGCCAGCTCGCCAGCCGGTTGACCCAGAAGGTGATGATGCCGCTGAAGGGCGCGTTGTCGCCCGCCACCGGGTCGTTCTGATACTCGCTGTCGAAGGTGTCGTGGCCGTCGCGGGCGCGGATTTTCATCAGCGCCAGCAGCGGGCGGGCCAGCCAGCTCACCTTCGAGCCGGCCAGCATGGCCGCTTCGTGGGAGGTGAAATAGGCGTCTGCCACGGCCTCGCCATCGTTGCGCAGCAGCTCTTCCCAGCGGTCCCACAGGTCCATGCGGTCCGGCCAGGCCAGCAGCGCCTTGAAGCGCGCGGCGCGCCACAGCGGGTTGGCCAGCGTGCGGCTCAGCACGCTGTCGTAATGCAGGATGGTGCCGATGTAGACCACATCGAACTTGGCGCCCGCGCCGCCCAGCGGCAGCACCGTCTTGCTCAGCCAGGCCTGCAGCTTGTCCCGCTGGTCGGGGTTGCGCACCTGCTCGTCGTTCTCGATGTCGTCCAGCACCACCAGGTCCGGCCGGTGCGGGCCGTGGCGCAGGCCGCGCAGCTTCTTACCGCTGCCGGCCACCTGCACCTTCGCGTCGCCACGCGTCACGATGGTGGCCGCCTGCCACACGCGGCCCTGGCCGCAGTGCTCGGCAAAGTCCATCAGCAAGCGCGGGTTGAACGCCAGCTCAGCCTTGATCGCCTCCAGCATCGGGTACGCCTGGTCGATCGAGTCCATCACGATCACCGGGTAGCGCTTGCGCCCGGTGACCAGGCACCACAGCGTGAAGAGCTGTGTCACCAGGGTGGATTTGGCCTCGCCGCGCGGCGCGGCGATCGCGTCCGTCTCGCTCTTCGGCGAGGCGACGATGGCCGGCAGCCGGGCGAACAGGTATTCGTGCAGCTCGCTGCGGTGCGGGCTGCGGATGTAGTGCGGAAAGTAGGTGACGACGAAGTAGCCGAAATCGTCCATCGCTTTCCTGCGCCGCAGCACCATCGCGGCGGGCGACGGGTCGAAGCCCGACACCTCGGCCTCGATGCGCTGGCGCAGCTGCGCGGCGAACGCGGCCAGGTCGGCGTCAGCCGCCTTGCGGGTCAACCCCTGGCGAGCCATCAGCGCTCCCCACGGGAATAGGCTTCCATGGCCGCGAGAGCAGCCTCACCCGCCGCAGGGTGCAGCCGCACCAGCAGCTCGACGAAGGCCTTCAGCGTGCCCGTCTCCACGGCCAGCTTGTCCGTCTCGGGCATCAGGCGCCGGGCCGCGGCTTGCGCCTTGTTCAGGCTGTCGGCGAGGCTGCCGATGGCGCGTGCTGCGTCCAGCGGGTCCAGCGCGGGGTCGCTGGCCAGCGTCTCCATCACCGCTTCCGCCCGCAGGATGACGGCCGCCGCCACGCGCGACATGGCCTGGTCGAACCCGCCGCCGGCGACGATCAGCGATGCCCGCTGGAACTTGTCCCAGTCGTCCCCCTCGGCGGCCGCCTCGGCCTTCCAGCGCCGCGCGGTCTGCACCGGCACGCCCACCTTGTCGGCGGCATGCTCCAGCGGCAGGCCGCCGAGGAAGGCGCCGCGCAGGGCCAAACGGGTCTCTTTAGGGTGCGCCACGGGCTCAGGCCGGCTTGTCTTCGGGCGGAGCAGCCATGCCCCAGTTGTCGACGGTTTTGGCGACCACGGCAGCAGCACGGGGGCCTGCCCCAGCAACCGCCGCGGAGCCGGCTTCGCCGGGCCGCTGGCAGGTGCCCCCTTGAGGGGGAAGCGCCGCAGGCGCTTCGGGGGTGGGCTTGATCGGCGCGTTCTGCGGCTCGTCGGTCGTGATGACCAGGTGCTGCTCTGAATGCACGTAGAACATGCGGCACTCGCCGCCCATCAGCTCCACGTCGGCCCAACTCGGCGATGGCGAGCCGTCCGGCCGCCGCGTGGCGACCCTCACAGTCACGTCCGAACGCGGGTCGGTGTTGGTCACCAGAATCTTCAGTGTCATACAGTCCTTCCAGTCATCTCGACAAGTGGCCCGGCACCCCTGGCGAACACCGCAGAACCGGCTCCGCCGGGCTGCTGGTGTTGCCCCCTCGGGGGGAGGCGGCGCAGCCGCTTCGGGGGGGTCGTCATTCCCCCGGCCATGGCGCTGCGTTGCGGCAGATGTCGCGCCCGCGTTCGGTGATCTGCGCGGTGTCCGCCATGAACTTGACGAAGCCCTGCTCCTGCAGCCAGCTCAGGTCGCCGCGCACCTGGTCGGTGCTGACAGCCATGTTGTGCACCCACTCCAGGTCACGGTGCAGCTCGCGCACGGTGGCCGTGCTGGCCTGCGCGAAGAAGATGCTGCTCAGCAGGCTGCGGCGGCGGGCTTCGGGGTCCCAGGTCTTCATCAGTCGCTCCCTCTGCGGTGGATCAGCTGCTGCATCAGCAGGCGCAAGGACGCGTCCATCTGCTGCACGGCGCCCGTGAGGTGGCTCACGGCCTGCGTCGTTTTGTTCAGCTCGGTGTAGACATCGCCCAGGTCATCGTGCGTGGGCACCTTGTCGAGCAGCGTCGCCAACTGCGTCAGACGGGTTTCGTGCTGTTCCAGCCGGGTGCGCAGCGCGGCCTCCAGATCGTTCAGCCGCGCCTCGCCGGCCTTGTGCTTGTTGCTGGCCAGCACGCGCAGCGTCAGGATCAAATTGCACACCGCCACAGCGGCGATGATCATTTCGTAAGGCGTCATTTGGACCCCCCCGCAGCGGCTGCGCCGCTTCCCCCCAGGGGGCGCAAGCTGCGGCCCGGCAGAGCCGGTTCCGCGCTTGCCGCTGGGTTCAAATAGCCCACCAGCGCGTTGAGGCGCGCACGGCAGGTTTCGTACATCCGGCCGGCGGTCAGCATCCAGCCGGCTACCTCGGTGTCGGTGGCGACGAGGCTGTAGGCGCTGGTGGCTTCAAAGTCACCCGGTGCGCCGGGATCGGCGGCAGCGGGTCCATCGTCAGCAGCAGGCCCGCTGGCGGCGCCGGGCACGGCAGCAAGACGGAGGCCGGTGGCGCCGTCGAGCACGCGCAGAGCGCGGTCGCCAAGGCAAGCGCTGCCAGTGGTGGCATGGGCGATCGCATGGGTCTTCTCCTGTGAAACGGTGTCATAGGCCGACAGCACAGCGGCCAGTTGGGCCTGCGCGAGGTCGGCGGCCGAACGGGCGGCCTGCTCGCGTTGCAGCGCGGCGTCCAGCGTGTTGCTTTGCAGCGTGGCGGCGGCCAGCTTGAGCGTGGCGATCTGCGCCGCGTCCTTCGCATGCGCCACCCAGCTGCCGCCGGCCACCCCGAGCACCAGGCCTACGCCCAGCGCGAGGGCGCCGATCCAGGCGACGGCCTTCAGCGAGGCCAGGTGCAGCGCGTGCAGCGGGTTCAGGGTCTCCACCGCCCGGGCGGCGTCGGCGGCGATCTCGGTGGCGTCCATCGCGTCAGCTTCCCGTCACTTCCAGCACGCCGCCCCAGGTGGAGTAACGCGGCTGCAGCACCACCAGGATGCGGCGCGGGTACCCCAAATTCTCTCCACAGAACTGCGCAGCACGCCGGGCCCGGCCGCAGGCGGCGTCCACCTGCGTGCGGCTCGGGCCTGCGGCCAGCTTGCGTTCGTCCAGCCAGTGGCCCAGCCCGCCGTTGTAGGCCCGCAGCGCGGCCCACAGCCGGTCCGGTGGCGCGCCGGCCTGCGGCACGCGGTCCCACAGCCACTTGTCGTAGCCGACCAGCGCGCGCAGCGCCCAGGTGGGGTTGGTGGGCTGGCAGTCCGCCGGCGCCATGCGCTGGCTCTGGCACCACCAGGTGGCTGTGGCAGGCATGAACTGCGTCATGCCGACAGCGCCCACGCGGGATACGGCCGCAGGGTTCCACCCGCTCTCCTGGTGCACCTGGGCGGCCAATGCGGCGATGGGTGCGTCCAGGCCCCACTGAGCGTGTGCGGCGCGGGTCAGCTCGGCGCGCCAGGGCTGCGCGGCCGGCGGCGGCGTCAGCTCCGCGGCCTTGCACGGCGTCGAGGCGAACAGGGCCGCCATCGCGATGCACACCAGCGCGGCGCCGAAGGCGGTGGCCAGCACGGTCAGGCAGATGGCGGCGGAGGTGCGCAGGCCCGGTTGTATGCGCGTGCCCTGCGGGCGAGCCGGCCGGGCGCTCATGCGCCGAGGCCCATGGCCAGCATGGCGGCGGAAACCACCAGCGCGCGCCTCAGCATGGCAGCGGCGAAGGGCACGGCCCACACGGGCTCGGTGCTGGCCCAGGTGAGGAACTTGTCCGGCCGCGCATACGGGAACAGGCCCCGGTCCAGCCGGTAGCCGACCACGGCGGCCACGCACACCAGGCTGAGCTTGTACAGGCTGACCGGCAGCTGCTGCGGCGCCAGCAGCCACACGGCAGCCAACAGCAGCACGGCGAGCACGAGCCAGCCGAATAAGCGGGGCAGCGCCGGGAAGTCGCCCGGCAGGGATTTGATGAGGGTCACGGGCGTTCTCCGCAAACAGGGTTGTGCAATCGACGTTGCATCCTGCCCGCGCGCGCGCGATGCCCGCAGGGGGGCGGGCGCCAGTGTGGACACCATGAAAAAGCCCGCCAGGCTTGCACCGGGCGGGCTGTGAAAGCCGGCTCTAACGCCGGCGGGGAGGGAAAGCGAAGGCTAGCGCATGCCAGTGGCCTTCGGGGAATCCACCCCCATTGGAGGGAGTCGGGCGGGGCGCATGCGGTTTACATTGGCTGACATAGTGCGCACGGGGAGTGTGAGGTGGAACCTCTGTTTGTAATGATTCTCTATGTGGTGGCTTGCGTCAGCGTCGGCGTGGTCGCTAGGAAACTTGGCCGGTCTGCCGCCCTGTTCCTGCTGCCGTCATTCGTCGGAGGCATCGTCTTCGTGGTGATCGCAGCGCAATCGGGCGCGTCCCAACGGACAGGTGGCTTCGTCGCCTTTTTGAGCCCGCTGGCCGCGCTGGCCATCTGCATGTCCATGCGCACCAGCGCAGCGCTGGCGGTCGGGAAAGGCGCGCACGGCGACTTTAAGAAGTGCCCGTTCTGCGCGGAAGCCATCCGGCAAGAGACCATCAAATGCAAGCACTGTGGCAGTGACCTGACGGTCGCGTAGGTAGACCGAAGGCCGACAGCCTATGTGCAGTCCAACTGAGGCATTGGAATGAACGCTCCTTCCGGAATCAGCCGCCGAATTCGACAGTGCAGCCGGCACATTGCTGAGCAGGACTGGGAAGCTGCATTGATAAACCTCTACCCAGCTATTGATCACACGGCCAAAAAGCGGCGACCAAAGGCGGGCGTTGGAGAGCGGATCAAAGCGTTCCTGACGGACGAGGAGACCTTGATTTCAGTAATTGCAACTGGTGGAGCTTTCAAAGGACGGATCAACGGCGTAACGGTCCCTGAAGCGCTGTACAAGATCTGCAGGACTTCAATAGTCCATGAAGGTCAATTGGACCCCAGATTGCAGTTCAACACCGACGGCATGCTCTTGCTAGGCCAAGACAAATGGCATTTTCCCAAAGGCTACATTCTTGGAATGACTTTGGCCGTGGTCATCGCGCCTGAAAACGTACACGAAGCGGAAGCAGCGGAATTTGGCTTTAGTCTTGGAGGTAGTTGGCTCGAACTGAACAGCCTTTGGGGTCAAAAGGTAAAGGTTCAGCAGAACATTGCAGCCCAGTTTGGGGTTGCTGACCTCTTCGAAGATTCGCCATGACGCTCGTTGCATCGAAAAGCCGGCCCTTCGTCTCATCATTTAGAAACCTGAATGCCGTGCTGATCAACACCTTCGGCCGCGCCGGTCAGCCTGTGAGCATTCGCCTGAAGCGGGGGGATGAGACGATGGATATCACGCTGGTGCGCGCATCGCGGGCTGACATGTACCGCAAGTGACGTGCTGAAGTCGGCGCTGAAGCGTCGCGCCACGCTTAAATTGGGGCCTCAATCCCGAAGTCCTCAGAAAGGGAGTTTGTCCATGTTGTCTAACGAGATGCCGCTGAACCAGACAATCGTTGTTGCTCAAACGAACGTCTTTCGCTCAACCGCGACGCGAATATCTGCTGAAATTGTGGAACTTGCCTATTACCACCAGGCAACGAACGACCTTGTACTGAAGGTTTTAGCAAGGGTTGACGGCACGTCTTCAGTGGTTGACCTGATCGATCCAATTTTTTGGAGCATCACGATAAACGGTCGCCCTGCAACCGCTGCCGACCTCGACGACATTAGGCAGAAATCGATGCTTGGCTTCAACGTCAACGGCAGCGAGCGGCTTCTGGATATCCGCCTTCCGACCTAGCGCATGTGCGGTGAGTGACGGTTCCTTTGCGTCTTCCACCATGTAAGACTTTGGCGTCATGCCGCCAGAGACCTATCCCGTGAACGCCGCCGAGCGGCCGTCGCGCACGAAGCCCGCAGGGGGCGGCCTGCCGCCGTGGACTGAATACGCATCCAAGGGCACAATCTCATTATGAGTAAGACTCCGAATCCGCCACGTCCTGCGCCATCCCCTGCCCCCGAGCCTGATTGGGCGGAGTTTGCTCAGCACCCCCACCGGACTCGCGACGTGACGCTGACCCAGCCCGCGCCAGCCGCCCCACCAGCACCAACTTCGCCCCCGCCAGCCCAGAAAAAGGAGTGAACACGGGATGGACGCGACACTCTGGCAACGCCGATACACACTGCTCTTTACCCTCGGCGTTTCCTACTGCTATCACCGTCGGCGCCAGCGCTTCTTTGACCTGGTGGACAAGTGCACAAAGGCTGCGACGGTGCTTGCCGGCGCGTCGCTAATCGGCGCGTTGGTACAGGGCTATGCGCCTTGGTTGGGCGGCCTCATCTCCGCGCTCGGCTTGCTCAGCCTCATCTTTGCGTACAGCGACCGAAAGCAGGCTCACAAAGAGCTGGGTGAGGCCTTCATGCTGCTTCAGGCGCAGGTAGTCGCCGCTGGGCCCACTATGTTCACTGAGAGTCAGCTCGCCGGCTGGGAAGCCGACCTGGACCGCCTGAACGCCAAGGAGCCGCCTACGCTGCGCGCCCTGGTGACGCTGTGCCAGAACGAGCAGGCCATCGCCACCGGCCACCCGCAAGATGTGCGACCCCTGCCGCTGCACCAGCGGCTGCTGGCGAGCTGGGTGAGCTTCAGCGCCACCTAAACGATTGAATGTAGGTGTCGGCTTGCGCCAAGCCGGCAGCCGATGACTCGGGAAATTCTGTAGGAACGGCAGCTAGACAGGGTGCTCGTGACGTTCGACACTGCGCATATCAAACGGGAGATATCGAAATGAGCCAACAGCGACTTATCGCACTTCACAGCGCCAGGCGGAAATTGGAGTCGCTCAAAGAGGTCGAAAAGCAATTCATTCAGTTGTGCGAAAACAGCAAGATTCACGACGTGCCCGGCAGCCTCAAGATTGATTCAGATACCGCGACTGCAGAAGGTTTAGATTTTTTGGCGACGGCAGAGCGCCGGTATGTGCGTCACGAAGAAGGGCAATTCGTCGTTGAGTACGTCTTCACGGTCCCCTTTCGAGATGACAAGGTGGAGGTTTGTCGCATCTATCTCACGAACGGCGGAGAGGTGCTAGCCAAGCTCAACCCGGTAGAGAAGCTTTGCGATTCTGACAACCTGTACGTCGCCAAAGAAATCCTTCTCGAGGTCCAGATGGGAATTCTTCAATCCGCTGTGTTCTCCCCACTTGAGTCGAAGAGTTCGCAAAAATAGCTGAGCAACTGAAGGAGCTGCGTCGAACTGACTCAGTTCATCCCCTCCGTGCGCAGCGGCCCCAGGTTTGAATCACACACCGCCCTGATCGCGTCGCCGATCCAGTGCCGGCGCACGACGAAGCAGTTCGGCCGCACCTGGTCGAGCGGCACGTCCTTCGGGATCAGCGCGCAGGGCGGGCGCGTTGCATCGCCTCCCCAGTGGCCGATCCACTCGCCGCACAGGTGGCAGGCGCAGTTCATGTGCCGCCAGTGCGCCAGCTCGCGCCGGATCGAGTAGGTCCACCGGGCTGCGGCGCGCTCTTCAGCTTCGGTCATGAGCTGCCCAGCAGCTTGGGCTGCGCGCTGGCGCCGGACGGCATCATGATCTTGCTGGCCGGCACGATACGACATTCCAGCTCGAGGGGTTCAGGCTGCACTTCGTATGTTCGCTCGGCGTCGTAACGCTGCTCGCAGCGCACGGCGCTTTGCAGCAGCGCGATCACCTTCATGCCAGTGTCTGCCGGCATGAGCAGATGTTCGAAGCCGATCGTCACGCAGCACATCGGCTTGGCCGGTTTGGTGGCCATCAATGCACCCCCTTCCCCGGCTTGCTGCCTTCCACCACGACCGCGTTCTTCGCCAGCAGGTCCAGCCTGGCGATGAGCCGCTCGGTGCGGCCCGCCACGTAGCTGCCGACGATCTCGCCCATGTGGCCAGCCAAGGCGCGGAGTGCTTCCTCGTAGCCTTGCATCTGTGCATATGCGCTGATCACCAGTTCGTTCGCGCGGCCCAGCTCGCGCTGCAGCTCGGCCACGTCGGTGAACGCCTGCGGGTTGGCCAGCGTCGGGCACTGGGTGACGATGGGGTCTGAGGTGACGCTCATGCTGTTGCCTTTCCGTCCGTGCGGCCATCGGCCTGCCAGACCTGCGGGTTGGTGGTTCCGTTGATGCACTTCACCGTCGCGGCGCTGCCGGGAAAGAGCTTGTGCGCCAGCGCCTGGGCGGCCCACCGGGCGCCGGCCGTCGAGCTGGCGCGGCAGCTCTGCACGGTGCTGGTGGTGTAGGCGCCGCTGGCGTCGCGCACGGTGAAGGTGTAGGAGACGGCCCGGCTCATGGCGCAGCCGCTTCGGGGGGTGCGCTTCTCGCCGCTGCGATGGCCTGCGCATGCACCCGCGCCTCGGCAATCATCTTGTGCAGCGTTTCGCCCGCGCAGTAGCTGCTCTGTTTGCCGGCGCCGGCACCGCCAGTGACGCAACGCTCCAGCAGCCCGCTGGCCAGCGGCAGTTTCAGGTAAGGGTGCAGCCGGTTGGCGTCGACGCCCATCAGCCCGGCCAGTTGCTTGGTGTTCAGCTCGACACCGGGGTTGATGGCCATGTAGACGATCAGGCGCGGCACGCGCGTGCAGTCGCGGCTCATGCAGCCACCACGCTGGCGGATTGGATGAAGCGCAGCAGCACCTTGAAGTCCTCGCGCTGCAGCAGCACGCTGCGGCCATCGCGCAGGCGCAGCTGCAGGCTGTGGTCGTCCCACAACGCGCACCCGAAGGGCAGCGGCGTGGGTGCAGGCGGCGGTGGGGGCTCGGCCACCCAGCCGGCGGCGGGCGGCGGCGCGGCGGGCGCCCAGGTCAGCGGTGGCGTCTTGCTGGCCGGGGCCTTTGGCGTGGCGGCCGAGTGACGCGGCACGGGTCGGCCCTGCAGCCGCTCGCCATGCACCAGGTCGATGTTGATGCCGTCGCCTTTGGCCAGGTCGAACGGGCTGCGCAGGCGCAGGTCGGGCTTGGGCGTTTCAGGGTCGAGCGGCGTCTCGTCGTCGGCCTCTTCGCCTTCGGGTTTCGCGCTCGCTGGCGGCGTGCCGTCGCCCAACGCCCATCGCCGCAGGTGCCCGTCTTTGCGCATCTTGATCCAGCCCCACTTCAGGCAGCCTTCGAGGTTGCCCATGAGGTTGGATGACTTTTCGATGCCGATCGCCTCGACCAGCGGGCCGGAGGCCAGCCAGGTGCCTGGCGGCAGCGTCTGCAAATGTGCCACCGCCTTGGCGGCGTAGCTGCCGGCCGTCGGCGTGTACGCGGCCTTCATGCCGCCACCCCGGCAGCCACAGCCTCGGTCTCGAACGGGACGACCGAGAAGTCCTCGACGCCCTTGTTGATCGTGATGCCCTGCACGCCCTTGATCAACGATGCGTGCAGCTTGAACCGTGCGGCCAGCGCGGCGCGGGCCTGGCTGGCTTCGCTGTCTCCGGCTTCCAGGTCGTCGTCGGTCAGCCGGCTGGCCGCTGCGTCCATGTCGAGCAGCGCGGTCTTGTTCACCTCTTCGCTGGTGCGCACGTAGTCGCGCAGGCCCAGGTCTTTCAGGCGCTGGATCACCAGCTCGGCCTGGCGGATGGTGACGCTGGGCGGGCGCTGGCGCCACACCACGTCGCCGGTGATGAGGTTGGCGGTCTTCACCTTGCCGCCTTGCGTCAGCGCGCTGCGGTGGCCTTCGCACCAGATCTGGATGCCCTGGTGCAGCGCGTCGATCTGCTGCTGCAGGCCGGCCAGCACGGGGGCGTACTGGTCGGTCAGCTCGGCGATCTTGCCGTCCAGGCCGGCCTTCTGCAGCGCCTGCTGGCGCATGAGCTGGCCGAGCTGGGTGATGCGGCGCGCGCAGTCGTCGCGGTCGACGGGCACGGGCACGGCGACGGCCGCGGTCTTGGTCTTCTTGCTGGGCATTTCAGCCTCCTGTCAGTGGTCTGCAGTGGTGGAGGTAAACAGCGCGCCTTGCGCTGCTCTCGCGTCGCGTTCGGCCGCCAGGGCGTCCTCGCGTTGCAGCACGCGCTGCACTTCGCGGTAGTTCAGGGGCTGGCCGGCCTCGGCCAGCGCCAGGCACAGCTCCTGGATGGCGTGGTAGCCGCTGATGCCGGCGCCACGCACATTGGTCAGCTCGTCGAAGCGCTCGCGCAGCCAGCGGTTGCGCTTCTCGGCCAGCAGGTGGGTGCACAGCGGTATGTCCAGCAGGCTGCCGCCCCAGTGGCCGGCCAGCGCGGGCATGGCGGCGTCGCCCACCACCTCGGCGATCTCGGCCCAGCGGCGCACGCCGCCGGCCCGCTTGTCGGGGTGCTTGGGCACGGGCACCTGCACGCCCGGCCAGGCGCGCAGCAGCGCCAGCGCCGGCACGGGGCCCAGCACGCGCAGCAGCGTCACCGCGGCGGGCGGCAGCAGGTGCCCGAGCGGGGCCAGGTCGGCCTGCTCGACGAAGCGCACCGGCGGCAGGGCCGACACGCGGCGGGCTTTGGGATGTTGCGTGGCCATGGCGTTACTCCACGGTGGCGGCAGGTGCGGAAGTTACGTCGAGCGGACACCGCAGAACCGGCTCTGCCGGGCTGCTGGTGTCGCCCCCCTGGGGGGGAAGCGGCGCAGCCGCTACGGGGGGGTTCCTCTTTTTATGGCGTGCCGTCGTGGCCAGCGCACCGAGCAGCAGGTGCAGGTCGATCGGCCGCATGAAGTCCACCGCGCTGGCCCAGCCGTTGCGCTTGCAGATGGCATCGGCATAGGCCAGGCTGTGCGGCTCGCCGGTGATGCGGGCCAGCTCGTCCAGCAGTGCGTGCACGGCGCCCATCAGCGGCGCGCGCTCGGGCGCCACGGCGGGCCGGCGCTTGCCGCCGTCGCGACCGGCCCGGTCGGGCCGTGCCTTGGGGTTCGTGGCGCCCTTGGCCCGCAGGTAGTCCAGCACCTTGCCGCCTTCGCGCACGGTCAGGTCCGTGGCGCTGCGCTTGCCGGTCTGCGCTTCGAGCATGGCCCGGTAGGTGGCATCGTCCAGGCCGAGCTGGCGCTGGCAGGCCTTGATGGCCTGGATGTTCTGCTTGCGACGCTTTTCGTTCGCCAGGCCGAGGGCGGTCGGCGCGGTCATGGCTGCACGCCTTTCATTGCAAGCGCTTCAGCTGCCAGGTCGATCTCCGGCGTGGACTGCACCGGCAGGCTCAGCAGCGGGCCGCAGGCCGTGGCGTACAGCCCGGCCAGGTCCTGTGCCTGCGTGGCGGCCTTGCGGGCCTGCACGGCCTTGGCCTGGGCGGCGGCCAGGACGTCGGCCTGGCGCCGGTCGACCACTTCGTCCCAGGCCAGCACGCCCAGGGCGAAGGCCAGCAGCACGGGCAGCACGCGCTGCTCGACGAATTCGGGGCTGTTCCAGTGGGGGTGCTTCATGCAGCGGCTCCTTCCGTGGCTTCGTTTCGTGGGGTGGTGATGGCGCCGCCGTTGGGCTTGCGCGGCTTGCGGGGCTTGGCAGGCTGTTGATCGGGCGGACAGCGCGGATCCGGCTCTGCCGGGCCGCTGGTGTCGCCCCCTCGGGGGGAGGCGGCGAAGCCGTCTCGGGGGGGTGCTTTGACGGGGCACTTCTGGCAGGCGCGCCAGTGGGGCACTTCGGTCGCGCTGATGCGGGCATAGGTGCGGGCCGCGAAGGTGCGGCACTCGTCCGGCGCCAGCGTCACGCCCAGGTGCGGGCACTCCACGCGCATCAGCGTGGCGATGACACGCCGCACGAACTTGGCCGGTGCGGGGTCGATGTCGCCGGTGGTGACGCGGCTGACGTAGGGCCGGCTGCAGCCCAGCTTCTCGGCCACACCGGCACGGCCGCGCGGGTCGGTGACGATGGCCACGTTCAGCGCCACGCGCCAGGCGGGGATGGGGGTGGTGGGGCTGTCGCTCATGGCTGCACCTCTGCGGCCTGCGTGGTGGCCACCGGCGCGATCGCGGCCTTTGCGTTGGGGTCCCACAGCACCCGCGCCTTGGCGCGCCACACCGGCGCGTCGCGGCCCAGGTCCAGCGCCAGGCGCCAGATGACGTGGCCGTTGCTGGTCATCGCGTTGCCGGGCACGCGGCGTTGCAGCCGCACCAGCACGCCGCAGCGCTCCAGCGCGGCGATGTACTTCTGCAGGTTGTTGGGCGCGTCGCGCTGGCTGCCGTCGGCGAGTGTGAGCAGCAGATCGTCGAGCGTGAAGCGCTTGACCTGGCGCATCAGCCACCAGGCGCGCTCGCGCAGGCCGCTGGTGCGATCCTTCAGCGGCCGGCCGCGCCCGCGCCGCAGCGGCACGGTCATGCGCGCGGGGCCGCCCACCGGGGTGGCCTGGCCGCCGGTCATGCCACCACCTCGCCGGGCTGGCGCAGCGTGGCGGGCGCGGGTGCGGCGGCCGGGGTTGCGGCAGCCGTCGCGGCAGCCGTTGTGGCAGCTTTGGGCGCCTTGGCCGGCTTGGCTGCGCCGCCGTGCGTGCGGGCCGCCTCGTGCCGTGTCTTCACGGCGCGGTTGAAGTCGTCGCAGAGCGACACACCGGCCAGGTCGGCCAACGTGGCAACGCGCTTGCCGGCCGACACGGTGATGCGCTCGACGGCGTTGATGGCCTCGACCACCAGCCGCATGCGGGCGCCCGTCTCGCGGTGGATGCGCTCCACCAGGTGGGGCTCGAACTCCACGCTGCTGAGCTGCGCGCAGGCGGCGGCCACGTCGGCGCGGGTGCTGGCGCCGAAGGGGCACAGCATGGCGCGGCTGGTGAGCTGGTCGTACTGGCGCAGCCGGTCCATGTCGCGCTCCATCACCGCCAGCACCAGCAGCGTGCCGCTTTTGTCGGTGATGCTGCGCAGCTCCTCGAGGCAGGCGGCATTGGCGGCCAGTGCGAAGCCGGCTTCGTCGACCACCACCGGGGCCTCATCGGCGCCGATCACGGCTTCCACCGCAGCGGTCCACTTGCCCTTCTGCGGGATGTGGAACTCGTCGGCCAGCTCGACCATCATGCGGCGCACGGTCCAGCTGGGCTTGGCGGTGAGCATGACGGCCTTGCAGCCGCTGGCCCAGTTCTGCAGCGTGCGGGTCTTGCCCTCGCCGGCCCGGCCGTGTACGACGATCAAGCCGCTCTCGCTCGCGCCGCGCTGCGCCTTGGACTCCAGCGCGGCCCGGAAGCGGGCGTCGTTCTCGGTGTTGACGAACTCTTTTTTCATGGTCAGAATTTCCTTTCGTTGTCCAGCCGTTGTTCAGCGGTTTCCCGCACCGGCCGCCGGTTGAATTGCCCTCAACCGGCGGCCACCCTCAGGTCGGGGTCTTCGCCCTCGTCGTCGTCACTTCCCTGTTCGTCCTGCGCATCCCGTTCGGCGCGCGCGCGCTCCAGCGCCAGGATGTGCATCTGCGTTTCCATCCACGTCATGCGCGGCGGCGGTTCGTCGTCGGGCACCGGCGGCAGCGCGGCCAGGTCGATGCGCTGCAGCGCCTGCGGCAGCTCGATGGCGTTGTCGCCGCCGTCCATCTCCAGCGCCGGCCGGTCCATGCGCGCCTCGATCTGCCCGATCTGCTGCTCGCGCCGCTTGATCTGCGCCTCGGCGCGCTTGCGCTCGGCGTGCTCGGCCATGTTCTCGGTGCGGTAGCGGGTGGCAGCGACGAACGCCGCCTCGCACAGCATCCGGCCGTCCAGGTCCTTCACCCACACGCGGGCCGAGTCGTCGCGGTCGACCACCACCAGCACTTCTTCGCCCTCCCAGGCGTCGAGCGCTTCGTGCCGGTACCGCTGGCCGTTGAACGGCGTGACCGCGCCGCGGGTGACCTTCTTGCGCAGGTGCGGGCGGAAGGCGTCCGCCAGCTCGGCCTCGGTCAACGCCACGGGCTGCCAGCCTTCGGCGCGGGCGGCCTGCAGCGCCTGGTTGGGCGTCATGTGCACCAGCCGCCCTTCGGCGTTGCGCACCTTGGGCAGGCTGCGGTGGGCGTGGTCGTTCCACCGCGGCTCCAGCGCGCGTATCCAGGCCACGGCGTGGTCGTGGTTCTCGAACACGATGCCTTTGCCGATGCGCATGGCGGCGGCCCGCTGGCGCGCCCGCTCGGCCGGGTCGGTGGCCTTGACCATGGCGTTGGTGATCTTGCGCAGCCGCTTGAACGTGCCGCTGTCCATCCGGTCCGGGTGCTGGTAGGTGGCCAGCTCGCGCGCCTGGTCGTCGAGCCAGGTGTTGAAGTTCTCGGCGATGCCGTTGGCCTGGCTGTTGCCCACCGTCTGCGGGTGCACGATGCTGATGCCCAGGCGCCCGGCCACACCTGCCGCGTCGTCGTATTCGACCCGGGCGTTCTTGACCGAGCCGGTGGAGTCGGTCTGCAGGATGGCGGGCACGCCACCCACCCGCACACACTCCTTCAGCCCGGCCAGGATCACGTCGGTGTTCTCGGTCAGGCCGATGGCCATCGGCGTCACGTACCGCGTGGCCACGTCGTGGAAGTGCCAGAGTTCGTAGGTGACGAACTCGCCGGTGACCGGGTGCGGCGCGGTGAAGTGGGTCGTCCAGCCGTCGGCATGCACCTCCTGGAACGGCGCCATGCCCTCGCTGGTGCGGTGCTGGTAGAAGGTGCGGCTGCGCAGCTCGCTGCCGGTGTAGCGGCCCTTGAGCTGGTCGGTCTTGGAGTACTTGTCACGGAAGAACCGCGCCACCACGTCGTAGCTGGGCACCGCCGGGCCGTAGGCCGGCTGCCACAGCGCGTGCAGCTGCTCGTGCAGCCAGGTCAGCGTGCTGCCCTGCGGCCGGGCCCTCAGTTGGATGGCCAGCGCGTGCCAGGGCTGCACGGTCAGGTCGGGGCGGCTGCCGGAGCGCACCAGCACCGCGCCATCGGCGGCCACGCGCAGCCACTGGCGAACGGCGCGGGCGCAGGGCAGGCCTTCGCCGGCACCGTCGTGGCTGCCCTTGCGGCCCTGCGGTGACTTGGCCCGCTGCAACAGGCCCACGGTGGCAGCAGGCAGCAGCCCGGCCTGGGCTTGGGCCAGCAACAGGTCGACGGCGCGGCTTTGCGAGCAGGCGCGCGCGGCCATCAGGTCCTCCACCTGGCGCAGCACCAGCCGGCGCGCGGTCAGCACCGCCCGCTCGGCCGTCGTCAGGTGCGGCTCCAGCTCTTCCTGCGTCGGGGCGCGCGGCGACGTTACTTCGCGGCTGGCCTGGGCCACGGCGGTGGCGGAAGTAACGCGAGCCGGCACGGGGTCGCGCAGGGCCGGCACGCTGTTCAGCACGGCCTGCGTGGCCAGCGCCATGCGGTGCGCCTGGACGGCGGCCAGGATGTCTTTGGGGAGGGTGGCGAGCTTGTAGCAGCGCTTGCCGGGGCCTCGCCCTCCGACTTCCTCGAAGAGCCAGCCAGCCTTGTCGGCCATGCGTCGTACATGGCGCTCGCTGACCTCCATAGCCGCGCCGATGAACGCGGCGTCCACGCGGTCGGTGTCGGCGGGCGGCGGGAGAGCTTTCATCGCTGCGCGTCAAACCGTGGCGGTGTCGGCGGCGGCGCTGGCCTGTGCAGCAGCCTCGGCAGCGGCCTTTGCGGCGGCGGGCGAGCCCTTGGGGCCGCCGATGGGCCGGCCCTTTTGCCGCACCTCGGCAAGCGGCCGGTCGATGACGCCGTGCTTCAAGCCCAGCAGCACGGCGATCTGGTGGCTCTGCCCGCGCCGGCAGGCCGCGCGCTTGCCGCTGAGGATGTTGTGTGTCAGCGAAAGGCCGAAGCCGTGCTGCCGGCACCACTCGGAAATGCTGATGCCGTGCTCGACAAACCAGGCCTTGGCCTCTTCCCGCGTCTTCAGCCGGGCAGGTGTTTTTTGCAGTGTCATGATGTCAAAATGCCTTTCTTTGTGGGAGGGTTTCAGGGGAGCGAATGGACGGCATGGAACACGCGTATGGAGCCATCAAGGAATTCATCGACAAGGAGTCAGAGCTGGCTGCGGCCGAGGCTTTGCAGCGTGAGTTCGCCGCCATCGACCGGCGCGCCATGGCGAAGTGGACCGACACCGGTCTGGCCTCCTGGCAGGCCCGCTACCCCTTGACCAGCCCGCAGAACCGGCTGGCCGAGTACGAATGGCAGCGGCGGTTGATGGAGCAGCAGCGCACATCCAACCTGTGGTCCGCTGTCATCGGCCTGTTGGGCGGCCTGCTCGCAACGGCGGCCGGCGTCTTCCTGGGCCACTGGGTGAAATAGCTTGTCCACCCGCCCGATCAGCAACCCCAGCCCGAAGCCAAGACACATGCAGGCCAGCACGAACACCGCCACTGCGGGCAAGTCACCACGAAACGAGCCGGTGAATTTGTCCATTCGCGCATGCCACCGCAGGCACAGGGCGCCAGCAAAAAAGGCGCTTGTCGACAGGACCAGCAAGACCATCGTGTTCACCATTTCCTTTGCCCTTTCCGGCGGTTGTTCCCCTGACCTAGGGGGTTCCACTGACGCCGCTTCATGCGGTCCAATGAGGGCATTATCAGTGCAAATAAGCACTACTTTCAACGGCTGAGAGATATTTTTTGCACGGTCCCCTTCATGTCCGGTTTCCGTCCGACTTCGGTTTTTGCTGACGCGCGGCGCAACAGCGAATGAACCTATGAAAATCAAACACTTAAGCGAAAGCCGGACATTCTTTTCATGTCCGGCTTTCATGTCCGGTTTTCAGTTTGAAAACCGGACATGAGCGACATCGGGCTGCGGCTGAAGGAGTGGCGTGCAAATTTGAATGCAACGCAGGTCGCCTTTGCCATGCAAATCGGCGTCGATGCGGGGCAGTACAGAAAGTACGAACAGGGCCGCACGGTGCCCGGCGGCGAGGTGCTTACCGCCATCGCCAAGACCGGCGTGAACCTGAACTGGCTGCTGACCGGCGAAGGCCCGATGCGCCTGCACGCGCTGCCGCCCACACCCAACCCGGACAAGCCGCTGGCAGACCGCGAGCTGCTGCGCCAGGCCGTGCACGGCGTCGAACGGGGTTTGGCGGGAATAAGTCTCACTGTCCCGCCGGACGCGCGGGCCAACCTGATCTGCGCCGCGTACGATTTGTTGCTCAAACGTGAAGCCGCCGACCAGAGCGACCAGGTAGAGCAATTCATCAAGCAGATCAAGGCCGCCTGAAGACCCCAAGGGCACGGCGGCCGCCCCGGGGAGGGCAGCAGTCGTGGCAGGGGACAGAGACACGGGCGACGACAACATCGCCCACATCGCGGGCGTCATCGCGCAGCTCGTCGAGCAGCAGGTCGCAACAGGTGCACAGACGGGCCGGGCAGCACCTGCCGGGCCACAGGCGAGTCGAGAAGCCCCTGCAGGTGGGTCTGGCGCCGTGCGGCAGCCATCGCCGGCACGTCGAGCGGCATCTGCAGGGCGTCGTGCCCGGCCTGGCGCACCCGAGGGGCCGCAGCCCGATCAGCGCGCCGCCAATGACGGCCGCTTCGCCGCTGGCGCAGGCCGCCGCATCGCACCGGCCGAGCAGGATGACCTGCACTGCCTGGTCGCCCGCTGGGTCAGCGCCCACAACGCCCGCGGCAAGCGCCGCCTGCCCCTGGTCACCGCCTGGGCCCGCTTCAACCAGGCCATGGGCGTCGCCGAGGCCGCCCACCTGCCGCTGACGCGCTGGCAAGAGGCTGTCCACTGGCTGCAAGCCCGCATAGCCGTCGCCGAGTTTGCGCCGTCAGCCCCAGAAAACCCTGAATTGGTCCCGTCGCCGGTGTCGGTACCGGAATCAATCAGCCCAGATTCATTGCCGCCCAGTTTTGGAATAACAACGCACAAAAAAAGCGTGCTTTCGAGCAATGCAGCTCAAATTCCAAAACCGCCAGCCGCAGGTGAAATCCTTTTGCCAATCAATGACTTAGCTCAGATTCGACCGGCCCGCCAGCTTGGCAAATTCGAGCGCCTGCCCACATTTGAGCGGCAAAAGAATCGCCCCAGTTCGGCCGTCGAGTTGGTTGGACGGGCAATCGCTTCCCGTTGCAAGTGGACGCCGGCCAGATTTTTCTTGAAATCCATCGGTCGAGCACCGGCCACCAAAGGCTATGGTTGATTGCCAACCCATTGGAGGAGCGTCATGCGCACACCCAAGACCAGGGCCCAAATCAGCTTGCTCGGAACCGGGGCTCAATCGCTGCTGCGCATGCCGAATGTCATCGTGATGACCGGCCTTGGCCGCTCGACCATCTACCGACTCATGTCGGAGCAGCGGTTTCCGACACCCGTCCGTCTTGGGCTGCGCTCCGTGGCCTGGCGCCGGTCCGATGTGGACCGTTGGATAGAGGCCTGCCCGCCCGCCACGCAGTGAGCGTCGCGCTACGTCGCCAGCAGCAACTTGATTACCCAGCCGATGATCAACAGGCCGAGCACCACGCGGCCCCATCGCCAGGTGGTGAACCGGTAACGATGGTTGGCCCAGACCGCGACATACAGCCGTCGCAACGCGACGAGGACCAGGCAAGCGCCCAGCACAGGGCCGACGATGCCGGTGTGCGGCTGAAGGCGTATCAAGGCGATGAAGAAGCCAACGGGCCAGGCCAGCGCATCGAGCGCGGCCAGCCCACAACGTCCCGGCCAGTAGGTCGCATCGGGACGCGGCGCGGGTGCGTAGATGAGGATCAT